TCAGCGATGGCCTCCCTTTCCGCAGGAGGTGGTCGCCTGTTGCTCTTCACTTGAATTAGGCGGCAGCTACCAGGGCCTAACATTACTAAATCGAACTCCCCAAGGCTACCCCCCGACTTGACCCCCTTATAACCAGTTGATTCTAGGAGCTTCTTAGTTCTCAATTCGTTCCGGTTGCCCTTCCTCTTCGTGTTTATCCTCACCCTCGGCTTCTTTTTCACCATGGGTAAACTCCATTTCTTTGGTCTTGTTTCCTGCTACCCTCTCCCAGATTTGAGCGTCTGCGTTCCATCCTGGCTCCCAGAACCCCCACTTTCTCGCCACCTTGTGCCTGGAGGGGTGCTTTAGTTTTAGCAGAGCCTTCTTCTCGGATCGCCTTAGTTGCCCCACGGTTAGCTTTAGGTGATACCGCGCATATCTTCTGGTGTGTCTTTCCCTCCCCTTGTAGTAGCCGCACCTCATTGCAAGAATGTCTACTTCTGTTTTTGTCAGATCAGTCTCAAGCATATCGGCGCAGAACTCCTCGTATATTTCTTTACCGTTTGCCTTATCAATTCGTCGTGCCGTTTCCCATCTGGACTCTCGCCTAGCTGTCGGAGGCTGCTTGTGGTCAGCAATCGCATTCTCCTCTTCCATCAGGGCATTAAGCATTGAGCGTATTAAGCTTATCAGGCCGCTTATTAGGTCCATCTTCTCCTGCTGATAGGTTTCCCGGCTTGTCGGCAGCCCGTCCTCAAGGTCGCGCCTAATCTGCCTCGCTACCTTATTACGCTCCTCTTGCTCGATATCCATAAGAAGACTGTACTGCTTAAGCAAAAGGGCGGCATCCATGTTTGGTATAAGTATATCGGTCATCACAGGTCCTCCGCTAAGGCGAACGCCTTGGCCACAATCTCTCCTGCTATCTCCTTGGGCACCGCGCCGGAAGAAAGCATCTTTACCCTAGAAGGAGGTAGACTTAGCTGAACCCTAACAGGGGGCTTAACCTCATACCTCCCGCTGTTCGCGTGTTCCGTGATGCCAACCAGAGGGGCTGCTGCATCCTCGGTGACACCGGACTCATAGATAGCTAGATAGATTCGCTCGAATTCCTTGCGACCCCAGATGTCAAAGTCCTTCCCATCTCTTTGGCCTAGCTCTACCCAGCCGCCCATATTTCTGATAACAGCATTCACAACCGGGTCACTGAAATCAACTGACTGATATGTCCCATGTTGGCTGATTGCTTGACGTACTGCTTGCCATGCAATGGTAGCACGGTGGCTCGGTTCCACATCCCCTCCGTACTTGCGAATGTGGGCTGGCTTTGGCATCCACTCGGAGCGCCTGAGAGCCTCCGTAGCGCCACGCTTAACGTCGGCAAGGGGTAAGTCCTGCAACGCCTGCCAGTAGACCTCTAGGAAGTCCTCGGTGGCCTCCTTGTCAAAGGCAACCGCGAGTGTCTGCATCGTAATGCAGAACTCTTTGTAGTCAGTTTTATCCATTGGTGTTCTCCTTCCGTGCTAGCCAGGCTTGAGTAGCTTGGATGCCGCGTTGTGCCTTTTCAGAAATCACAGGACGGTGATGCTGCTGCCATGTCGTAATGAAGCGGTCCATGAACGCAGCGTCTTTGAATATGTATTTAATACTATGAAGCCCCTTGGACTTATACCAGGGATCTACTGAGTTCCCGTTGATTGCCCACTGGCACTCTTCAACGGAGTAGTTATCTTTAAGTCGGTCCCCTATCAGGGTCCAATCTTTATGACCGGGCCTGACTGTTCTTCCGAATGTAGGGTTTGTCTTTCGATAGTGGTGAAAAACTTGAGAGATAGAATCCCTTAACTCCGAATGCTTCTCTTTGTTATTTGTGTTTCTCGTGTTTCTTGTAGTTCTATGTGGTATATTATTATCTTTAGGTTGTCGAGATTTATTTCTTCGTTTTGGGACGCTTTCTGGGACGCTTTCTGGGACACCCCTCTCTGCAATTATGTCGTAAGTAGCGAAGTTCATTACTGAAATGACTGTTACTTTTTGGGACGTTTTTTGGGACACATATTGGGACGCTTTACATTTATCTAGTGCTGTTCTAATCTTCCTTTCCGACAGGCCATAGCTCTCTAATGCGTTCGCTGCTTTTCTTCTGTTGAATATAAATTCGCCAGGGGAGAGGGTTATGGTCTGCCCCCTTGCTACTATGACTGCTTCTTTCGTGGCAGCCTGGATGAGACACCACAGAAAGAACCTGAGTGTTGCAGGATCTTTAAGGGTGTCTAAGACTTCTAGTGGGATTGTAACTCGACCCATGACCCCCTGCCTTGCCAAGTTGATGCCGTGTTAGAGAATGGAAGGGAGCGAGGAACCCATAGGGAGGAAACACGACTAACGCAACCTATGAGCCACCTTGGAGGAGTAAATCCCCGCTCCCAATCTACTGTTCCTAGAAACTGATGTCGTCATCCATGACAGCAGGAATGGGGGGAGATTCCTCGTCAGGGGGAGAGCCATCTTTCGGAATGATGAACTCCTCTAGGGATAGAAATTGGTCGCCCTTCTTTCGGTGGAAGAAAGCACGACCAGACTTGCGGAGTAGCTCCTCACTGTCAAGACCTTGTTTGAACTCGACACCCACAGACTTGCACATATCGCGCAATTTCCACAGAGCTTTCGGGGTGTAATACATATTTTCCCATACGGTGATTGGCGCGGATTTATTATCCAGGAATACATCGAATTGAACTGACATACCCTCCGTCCCCGTTGAGAATTTGCGTTCATTAATCTGAGCTATTCTAAATAAATAAACTCCATTAGGGATATCTCTCTTATCCGCAGCATCTTCGACATTAAAACTTAGCTTCATAATTCGTGTCTCCTACTTGTTAAAATGTTTGGAAATATTATCAGCGTAATCAGACCATTTCAATTCAATTCTTTCGGGCATATCATAACCAGCCCTGGCACCAGCATCTCGGCCAGGTCCACCGTCGAAAACTACCCAGCGCTTTTCAGTTCTTTCCTTAGCAATCCCCTTACCGGCATCCTCTTTGCCTCTTGGAACGTGGACTGCGAAGTCTCGACAGGCGTGACCAATGTGGTCTGCCCACCCAAGAAGCAGGCTCCAGACATGCTTATTTACGTCAGCCCCAAACTTCAGGAAGTCCTCGCCAAGAGCATTGCCTGAGCGATGGAGTCCCTGGTGAGCCAGGATGATAACCCCCATATCTCTCTCTGTTCTGAGCTTATCTAGCCCGTTCAGAATCCTTTTGAACTCTTGAGCCATTGCCTTATCTCCACGAGCGAAGGCATTGTATCCGTCTTTGCCCTTGGTGGCTTCCCAGTTCCCATTGAAATCCCGATTGCAAACGTGTTGGGCACAGAGGTCTGCGACCCCGTTAATGGTGTCAATAACTACCCATTTTCTGTCATGGTTCGTACTGAGCGTCGTGCTAACCGCTTTAATAACGTCATCCCAGGTTTGGCATATTCGGTCGGATGGGAGTTGCATTACATCCATCCCCGCAGCACCATCCTCAGTGGGAATGAGGAGAGCGTTAGGTGCGTGACACCCAAAGGTAGTCTTGCCAATCTTGGGCTCCCCGTAGATGATAGTTCTTGGTCGGTATAGCTTTCGCTTTTGTTTCTTTATTTCCCATTCACTCATGGTGTTTCCTCTTCCTTCTGATCTTCTAATCGGTTAAAGCCATCTGATGGTGTCCACTGGCTCATGTCAGGCTCTTCCTTAAGCCCTCGCGGGAGAACGTCGTTGGTGGGCTCGTAGTCCAGGCAGATAATTTGATTAATGAAGTGAGCGATAGCCTTGGCATCCTCTCCACCTACAGCCATCTTCTCCTTGACGTAGCTCCAGTGGCAATAGCCACCTGCTGAGTGCTTCACCGTTGCCCCTCCGCTTCCACCACGCTTCATCCATGAGCAGAAGAATTGGTTAGGCCCATCAAGGTCGCAGACATTGGGCGTATACCCGTAGACTAGATTGTAGCGAGTGCCGTTACCTGGCTGGTAATTACAAACCCCAACCTTAACAACATCCTCTTTCTGGTCCTTGTACATGTTCATTGTGTTTCCTTTATTGTTAACTCCGAATGGAGCTTTTCTTTTTTCTCGAACTTTGGGTCATCCAATTGTTCGACCCCGGTACAAACACCGAGGAATTCGCAGGTGCTACCCATGCCCATGCAGGCAGTTGTATTCCTTATTCTTATTTGCTTTTGTGTCCAGTACCCGTCGTTCTCGCTAACCTCGGACCACTCGTCGTGGACTTTTCTTATGTCACCTATTGCAGTGTCTAGTTCATCCATCTTCCTGTTAATCTCTTCGACAGTTAGGTGAATTGTCTTACGGAGGTACCTCTCGTGTCCCTCATTTATATATGCCTCTTTGACTCTTGCTAGGTACTCACCCCGAGTCTCGGCACCTTCCGCCTTACGTTGTGCAAACGCGGCATCGGACTCATCTTTTCTCTTCCTGGCTTTGCCTTTTAAGGGGGTGCTGCGGGACTTGACGATTACATCGTATATTACCTCTGGTATTTCACCGTATATCCGATCGATGTTGCAAACATAGAAGCAGAGTTGCGTGTCCATGGATAGCTTTTGCCAGTACGGTGAGTCGGGCTCGTCAGCCTTTGCAAACTTGCTAGCTGTCTTGTGTTCGATGATGGTTAGCTTGCCATCAGACTTCCTGCGAACCAGTACATCCAGCTTCCCTGCCATCTCTTGCTCTTTCCATGTCGTCGTGAACTCATGCTCTACCCCAACAACCTCGTAGAGATCTCGGTCGTTCAGCCACCTGGAGTAGTACCCGGTAACGTAGGCTTGGACTCTTAGCTTTTCTATCCACCCATCCTCGGAGAAATAGGGCTCGCTACTCATATACTCCTTGGTGCGAATAAGTGCATCTTGGAGACTGTCTCCTTTCCAGAAATGCTCAAGCCCAACATGGACTGCTGTGCCGATAAGGAATGCAGGTATGGTTGCTGATGACCGATAGCCTAGCTCGTATTTGTAATGGTACAATTGCTGGCATCGGTGCCAACAGTTAAGACTGCTTGCTGTATGAAGTTTTACCATGAGCCGTGTTCCTCTCTTAGATGGTACTGGGTTACATTGGTTGGGTCAAGATATAATGTCCCACTCGTCCTCTTCTTCGGCATAGAATCTCTCCAATAATTTCTCGGCTGGTGCTTGCCGTGTTTCTTTCTTAGGGGGCTCTTTAAGTTTGGCTCCCATTGCTACTGCTATATCAAGATCCCCCGACAAGAATGATGCTAGGTAGGGGTCCTCGTTTACTCTGTCTACGATTTCTGCCCTTCTTAATCTCTCTGCTGCCTTGCTGTAGGTGGAGAGTACGTTATCTCCATCAAGAAAAGCCTCAACCGCAAGTTGAGTTAATGCTGATATAGATATCCCTAGCCTATTTGCAGATCTCACAATGCGAATATCTGTTTCTTTAGGGACGTTGTATCGGTGAGTCTTCCATCCATCTCCTCT